ACACTAACGACTACTTTGCGGAACCAATCTTGAAAACGTATGGCGATTCCGATTTACCTTCTAAGGAAACAACCGGGAAAGACCTTAATTTCCCCATTAAGGTCGATGAAGTATCTGGCAAGGAATATCATGGCGATGCCGATTATTTGACATGGACTGGCTCCCAGCCATCTGTAGATAAAGAATTGGAAGAAACGAAAAACGAACAATTTGCTGGTACATCTACGCCGGATCTTTCTTTTGATAACTTGAAAGGCATTGGCAACCTGTCCGGTGTCGCTCGTAAATTCATGCTGATGGATGCAACTATCAAGGCGAGTGAGAACATGGAAACGTTCGGTCCGGTGGTTCAGCGTTGCGTGTCGGTCGTGTTGGCTGGGATATGCAATATTACCAACATCAAGTACCGTCCTCAATTGGTGAACAACCTGATCGATGTGGAATTTGGTTCCATTTTGCCGGAAGATTTGGCTGAAACCCTGCAAACCCTATCTATTGCCAATGGTGGCAAACCGATTAACGCTCAGCGCACGGTTACGGCTCATTCTCCGCTAACAGAAGACTTGGACGAAGAAATGAAGCTGATGAAGGAAGAGGAGGATACGGCTGCGCAACGTAATAACATGGTTGGTCTGACAATGGGATATGGAGAATGAAAGAACTATCATTTCATGAGCGACAATTCCTGCAACGTCTGTTCCGGCAACAAGGCAGCATAAAGTATTCGTTTGACGAATTTGTCCGTAGGGTCGGACCTCTTTTGGCTAAATGGTCGGATCATGGCGGCGACCGGGTATGGATAGGTAATGCTACTATTGAGAGGCAAATCGAACGGCTATTGGATGATTTACACACGCAGCTCGTAAGCAATATATCCAATACAGTTACCGATGTATGGAATTTAGGCAATAGGAAAGCGGATGAATTGGTAACGGGCTATATTAAGGATATGGCTATCTCCACTACGCTAAGGGAAAAATTGTTTTCCCGGAATGCCGATGCGCTGAATACTTTATTGAAACGTAAAGATGAATTTGGTAAAACCATATCCTCCCGTGTCTGGGACATAACGGATGGGGCCATGGACAATCTGGAGTATTACCTTTCTTCCGGATTGTCTTCCGGTCGTCCGTCGGCGTTGATCAGCCAAGATATACGGCAATTGCTAAACGAACCCAACCGTCGTTTCCGACGGGTAAGGGATGCGAATGGGAAGCTGGTTCTATCCCAGCCAATGAAAGACTATCATCCAGGACAGGGTGTTTATCGTTCGTCTTACAAAAACGCCCTACGTTTAGCAGCAACGGAGACCAATAAGGCTTTTCGAACTGCCGATTACGAACGTTGGCAGAAAATGGACTTCGTGACTGGTTATGAGGTGGAACGTTCACCATCGAATCATGGTCCGTGTCCTGTGTGTGATGCAAAGGCGGGGCAATACTCAAAAGATTTCAAGTTTACGGGCTGGCATCCGTTCTGCATCTGTATAGCTACGCCGGTCATGATGGATCATGGGGAGTTTGCGGAATGGTTGCTGGGGGATGGAAAGGTTGAAAGAGATAGTATTTCAATCCAATATTCAAAAGATAGAACGAAAGAGCTGCAAAATTGGGCAAAGCAGTCTTTATTGAATGGCTCATTCTCTCATAAAGATTTTCCGGTACGAGTTAAAATGACAGGAAAGTCTATCAAAGAGTTCTTGAATCAGCCTCATAAGTTCAAGAAAGAGAAGAACGAATTGATAAAAAATATAGGAGCGATATTTGCCGGTTCGGATTACAAGGGGTATACTGAATACCATAAGGATAATCCTATGATTAAATATTCTCATGTTTTTGAAATTGAGTTGAACGGAGAGAAAAGTTGGATTATTGTTAGAGAAGATATAACCGGGAATGCCGTCCTTTATAGTATATCGGATAGTGATAAGGTCTTGACTGGCATAAAAAAGAAGTAGCCCGATAGACCATCACCGTAGAACTACAATCCACGGCTGAATCTATCAGACTACTTTATGTTTTTAGAAGAATGATTTTCAAATAGCCCCCTCGGAACTGCAATCCGAGGACTTGTTTGTAAACCACTTCTTTTTGCAAAAATATAAATAATCTCCTAATTGTCTAACGATTTCGGAATTTTAATCGTTAAAGTCAAGAATAAGCTGTTTCCCGTTGGCCTTCCATTGCTCAAATGAGTAGTCTACCGTCATGTTCATTTGCTTCGTTGCCTTGGCCAATTTGTTCTTCGCTTCATGGAACTCCTTTTTGAGGATTTGGATACGGGCCCAGTCTTCCGCTTGCCGTTTCTGCTTTTGGTTGACGAAGCTGGCGTAAGAGGCGAAATATTCGTATAGGACATGATAACATTGCATCCGATACGTTCGGACAGCCTCTTGTGCTTCCGGTTTTACATTTTTAGGATTGATAGTAAATAACCAACCAAAGATAAATTCCATCGGTAAGCATACCATTTCTCTTTCTTTTCCGTCTGTGGCAACTATTGTGCTCAGCACAACGGTTGAAGATAAATCTTCATCATTTTTTATTTTGGTAAATTGTGAAGCATAATCAATTCCCAGTGCTTCACAAATAGGTTTGATGGGAACCAACTTCTTTGCATCATTACCGGCCATGATAGCCACATTGTTTACTTTTGCGATTTCTCTTGCATTTAGTGATAACTTTTTCATATATCCGAAAAAAGCGAGGGCAAAGGGGATTCTGTAGTAAAGTGGCAGTTTACAGAATACACCCGATGCCCTCTAAATTTCCTACTGACGCAACTGCCACGTAACGTCTTTCTGAAATAATATATAGATCAGAAAAACTTTTTCCGAAAGCAGATGGCGATACCTTCTATACTTTCGCTTTTTGCGTCTTGATGTAGTATAGCATTCCTTCGGTTCTTCCGATTTCTCGACCGGCATCGAATGCGGCTTGCAGTTCAGGTGTGGAGTACTTACCCATTTCGGAGGGTTGGGCCGTCCTGTTGCCGTTACTGTTGTTGGCGGCATTGGAATCGTTGGAATTGATAAGCATAATCAAATTCAATAAAAAAAGGTATTCGTGCCTTTCCTGCTGCTTATCACATTCCAACGGATGCTGTGGTTCCATTACAGTTCCACACAGGGGTACACGAATACCTAATATCGTTATACAATAATGTACGGGCATAAAAAATGCTCGGCATTGTTATGCGAGCGAATCCTACCCGCATCCGTTAGTTAAATATGATAAGCATCGCAAAGATGAACACTTGTTTTCAATTATGCAAGAAAAAACAGAAATACCTTTGCTTTTTCATCTTGTTGTGCTATTTTTGCGTTATGTGGAAAGAAAAATTAGGAAACTATTTGATTGATGTTTCGAAATATATCTTTACAGGTGTAGTGGTAGCATCTTTATTCAAGGATATGGAAGATAATAAGTGGTTGATTTATGGTCTAGGCTTTACGTCTTCTATTTTAGCCTTGGTAGCAGGATTGGTATTAACGAATAAGAAAAAGGAGAATAAGTAATGGGAGCTATAATTGGATTCGCCGTAATAGGCATACCTTGTGCCGCATTTTTGATCTATTGCCTTACGCCTTCAGGCAAACAATGGCTTAGATCCAATCACATGATTTGATGAAATAAATTCTTACAGGAATAATTAGAAATGAAGCCTGCCGGTTGTCCGGTGGGCTTTTTTTTGTGCCCGGAACTTTCTTTCCTCCCTTATATTTTAAACAGAAAACTCTTATGACAATTTTAGATTTAATCAAGGCGGCATGTAAGACGAAAGGCGTGCCGGAGAAGTATGCGGAACGTATTCAGAAGACGTTCAAGATAGAGAAAGTTGAAGGAATGGAGGCTTTTGTGGACTTGTTCAAAGAAAATATCCTTCCGGCTATCCAGGAGGCAGAGAATGAAGCTAAGACTACGGCTGAAACGGCTGCGGTCGCTGCATACGAAGCAAAACATGGATTAAAAGACGGTAAACCGGTGGAAGATCCGGATAAGAATAAGAAAACGGAAGAAGAGCTGTTGAAGGATCTTAGCCCGGAAGTAAAAGCTTATTTGGAAAGTATGAAGAAGAGTGTCGATGATATGGCTAAAAAGGTGGGTGATTCCATTACTAACTCGGCAAACGAAGCCAAAAAAGAAACAGTTCGGAAGCAGTTGAAAGATGCCGGTCTTCCGGACAGCTGGCTGGGACGTGTGGATTTGGCTTCTGAAACGTCTATCGAGGATCAGATCAAGACACTATCCGAAGAATATACCGGAATCCAGCAAAAGGCGATCGATGATGCTGTGGCTCGTGGCGATTACGCTCCCGGTTCCGTAAATCTTCAGGACCGTTCCGAAGCGGATTGGGCGAAGCTGATGGATCAGGACGTCGATAATAGTGCAAATAATCCCGGTGTGGTAAACCTGGGTATTGAATAATCCAAGTAAAGTGTAACGTTATGTACAGAAAAAGAGAAAGAGAATTCCAGTATCCTCCCGGAATTGAAAAGATTATTGAGGATGTGATCGGTGGCGGGACGATTGACCGCAGAGACTTGCAGAACGCTTTGTTCAATGGCAAGGCGTTGGACGAACTGCCTCCGATTGTAATTGTAGTAAAAGATCCGGAAACAGGGCTGTATCATGTATTGAAGACGGCTACGGTTTCGGAAGCTGCTGCTGCCGATGCGACAGCGTATAAGGTGGCCAAGAACCATCTGTTAGGTGTGGGTGACTTCGTGACGGTTGGTGGAGCGTTGACAGGCGCATCCGATA